TTCCTTCTTTATCCCGTTTCACTGGCTGTCTGCCAATCGCTCCCGCTCCAAACTCTGTTGTAATAAAGACACTGAAGCAAGCCGCAATCTTTGCTGCAACCGTTTCCGCATCAAGATAATCTGCCGTATCTTTAATTCGCTTGATAATCGGCGTCAAGTCCGACATACCACGAATCTGATCAGGCTGTACCTTGTTCCAAAGATGGATAATCTGATCAGCCGGCACCCTGTCCGGGTCGTACTCAATATACCCATCCGGGCTTTTCTTCTTAATCCAATACGCCACAGGCTTCAAATACTCATTCAGCTCAATGCCACTGCGTATTACCCGGTTGGATTTTGGCGCATATAGCAAGTAATTATCCAGCAAATCCGATTTCACAAGCTGCAGTTTGAAGGGAATGGCGGCGTTTTTGTCAGTGATTTTCTTTAAAAAAATCTCTCCATCAACTATTTTCCTGCGCAGCAGCATCGCTTGCATTTCATAAAATGTTTGTTGCCCCGTAATATCACAATTTTCTGGCCGACACCACAATTCCCACAGCGCTTCAATCAGCTTGTTGAGCTTTTCATCTGCCGTCCTGGCCTGCGGTTTGATGCCGATTCCTACGACATTGCGCACCAACGCACCAATGGCAGCATTGGCAATATCGCTGTTATTCTCCAGGTACCGCGCTCGTGCTTTAATCAAATCACGCTGCGTGCGGTCCGTGTTTTCTGTGTCCGCATTGACTGGCGTCCAATCGTCATTAAACCGGTTAATTTCTCCCGCTTCGTAGCGATATGACAATACATCCCGGTACGCCGTCCGCTCGCAGGCCCACTTGGGGGAAAACACACTGATGACCCGCTCTAAAAAGTTCATGCTGTTCTTTTTCCTGTTCATATTCTGCCGGTATTGGCAAAAAACAGGTTGGAGCCGTCACGTTCGGCAATAGCCGCTTTCAACGATGACTCCCGGCTGTACAATGTTGCAAGGTCGGCCTTGGTAACGCGGCGGTTGTTGATTTCGTATTCCTGGGCACCTAATTCAATGGCTGCGATGGCCTGTTGTACCCGTTCCAGCTGTACTTCCAATGTTTCCAATACCATTCACCTCCTTTCGCTAAAACCAATCTTTTCCGGCATCTCCTAACCAGTCATTTTTTTCTGTCTCACTCATTTCTTCTGTGTCAGGCTCCATCAAATATCGGACCCCAAGTATTTCTGCTGCCAGGGCATTGTTGGTCTCCGTATCCAGTAAATGGTTTTGTGCATGGCTGGATATGGGTTCCCATCTCAACGTTATCCGCCCTTTTTTGTCTTTGTACTCAACTTTTTGTTCCGCGCAAATCTGATCTGCGTAGTAAGGCTCAACGTCCTTACATACGTTCCAGCTTCCAGCTGCTCCGGCATCTACGCCCAGACGGCCCGCGATGAAGTCTTTCAGCTGGTTCGTGTCGAAATTATAAAGCCGCAGTCCGAAACCAACGGTCTTATCCAAGACGGTGACACTGTATCTGGCTCGCAGCGGAGTAGATGCCCCTTTCGTCGGGATGGCTACATCCATATGCTGCGCGCAGAACGAATAAACTTCATCCGTGTTGTAGCCGGAGTCGATGCAGGCTAGATTGATATTGCGTACTTCGCCATTTGTATCGGCATAGTCCCGGTTGATGGCGGTTTCCACGTCGCCCCAGGTCTCGACGCGGCCATAATCGACAAGCCAGCTCGTCAGATGTGGTCCCCAGGCGCGAACAGAATACCAAAAGTGGTCCAGCTGTACGTCAACGCCGCACGTCAATAGCTGGGCCTCTGCCGGCATCGTTCCCCGCAGGTAATTCAACCTCTTGTTTAGGACGGTGTCGGATTGCATCCGATTGGCCTTATTTTCCCAGGGCTCTGCCAGCCACGAGTTAATGAAGTTCATCAGTCGTTCTGGCTCATCTTTCGCACTCAGGAATTTATAAGCCATATCGCCAAAGGTCAGCCACGGACTGTAGAAGGAACTCAAGTGATATGCCACGGAGTGCACCCGCTTCGGCGGCTTATTAATGGCTTTCCACTTGCCATGTCGAAGCATATCCATCTTCTGTCGGTCATCAATGAGATTGTTACAGGAAATGCAGTGATATTCTGCCGCATCCCTGGCGTCATATGCATTGGCCCCTTCTGGCCACTTCAGCTGCTTCATGGTAAGCACTTGATAGGCCCCGCAGTGGGGGCATGGTACATAATACTCATAGCGGGCGTCTGCCTGCTCCCATCCCTTCCAGATATTCCCGGTTTTAAGCGTCGGTGACGATACTTTGACGATTTTTTTATTGTAGAACGTCTTGGTTCTCTCTTCTGCCAGCTCCAAAGGGCCCGCCTCCTGTCCAGACCACTTCGGGAACTTGTCGATTTCATCGAAGAATACATACTGTACAGGGCGGGATGCCAGTCCGCTCGGGCTGTTTGCCCCGACTAGGGCGATATACATGCCCTGGAACTGTAGCTCCAATTTCTGGCTGTGCTCGGCATCAAATTTCTCGGCTAAGGGCTTAGACAGTGCAATCATAGGCTTGATACGGTTCTGACTTGTGAACTCGGCCAGCTTATCCGTCGGATATACGATCAGCATAGGTCCTGGCGCCTGGTCGATGGCATAGCCCATCATATTCTGTTCGGCTGCGGTCTTCCCCAGCTGGGTCCCGGCGACAAAGGTAATGTCATGGATGCCCGGTTTTGTGAAAGCGTCCATGATAGCCTGCAAGTAAGGCGTCCGCGATGTATGCCAGCGTCCAGGTGCTGCGCTGTCTTTAGCGGACAAGATGCGATACCGGTCCGCCCACTGAGATACGCTCATCTTTTCCGGCGGTTTCAACACCCGCAGGGCGTCGAGGATGTACCGTTTATACGGTGGCTTTTTTCTTCCTCTTGCGATGATATGTACCCCCTTTGCTCAGCTCTTCCAAGGCCTCATGTACCCGCTTGTCAACTTCCGTTTTGGCTACTTCTGCCGCATCCGCATCCAGTGAATTCAGCTCTATAGCTACGTTATGACCGATGGCCAGCAAACTTTTCTTTAAATTAGTCATCAGCAGTGTCAGGTCTTCCCGGACTTCGCAAACGGGTAAAAATTCATCCTTGGTTACGCCTAATTTGATTTGCTCCTGTTTGGCCTTAGCTTCCTTCAAATCCGCTTCGGCCCTCAGTTTTCGCAGTTGTGGCGATTCCTTGTTTTCACTTTTATACCGCCAATTGAGCAGTGCTTTCAGATTCCACTTTCCGCGGGCGGCCTTGGGAGCGCCTTTTTTGTGCCAACTTGACAATGTTTCCCTCGAAATCCCGAAGAAATTGCAGGTGTCTGCCGTAGAAAAAATGAACTTTTCATCAGAAAATTCTTCTTTATATGCGTTTTTTGCATTAACTGCCATTCCTCCTTCCCTCCTAAAGGGTTGAATCGTCAGTTTGTCAACCTATTTTTTTGATTTTGACGGACAGAACCGCCG